GTATCTGTATCTGTATCTGTATGGTTGAACGGTTGTTGGTCCCAAGTTGAACTTGGATTGAACGACCGTTGAACGACTGTTAAATTTTCTTTGCCATTCAAGCGTTTACGAGCAGACGCTTTTCCAGCATTTGACGCTTTGGTCGCCCGCGCCTTGACGCGCCGCAATTCAAGATCAATGCGTTTATGATGCCACAAACCGCCATCAATTTCAAAAAATTCTTCCAACGAAAGGCGCACTTCTGCCCAGTCAAATTGGTCCATTTTTACGATGCTCGACAGCTTCTTGTCGTTATCCTCAAGGGCGCAACCACGTTGCCAATAATGGAGGATTAGCAAAAAATATGCGCCATGCTCCTGAGTTGTCAGGTGCTGAGTGTCTGTCAGATAATCGCTGGGATAGAAGGGGATATATGGGATCGCGCTGGCCACCTGAATCATCCTTTTTCTGGTTGATCCGATGGGCGAACGGTTTTATATTGATACCGTTATCCAACCGGAACACCGCATCTGTTCCGAAATCAGGGTCATCCGGTTTGCCGCTGGATGGCCCTTCTTCTTTTAAAATGCACAGTTGGTGGCATCCCGTCAAACAAAAAAAGCTGGACCGCGAAGGCCCAGCCAAGTTTTGGGAGGAAACGCTCTGAGACTAGAGCCAGATCACTCTATGCGTGGTTTGCCTGTGCATCAATCTTTTTCTGATGGCTCCGCACAGCGTTCAACACGGTTGTGTGGTCACGGTTGAAGATGCGCCCGATTTGGGTCAGGGTCATACCAAGATCATTGCGGGCCTTGTATTGAACCTCGTGCCGAACTTGCACAATGGCTTTCTTGGCGCAGGGAGACAGCACCACCTGCGGATCAACCCCATGCATGTGCGCGACATCCCGCAACATCTGAACAAACTTGTATCGCGGCACGTTGATATCGAACAAGAACGAATCAACGGGTTTCTCCGGCTCTTTGTCTGGCTCAGGCTCGCGGAAGACAACCGCTGGTGCAACCACACCTGTCCCGCCAGCTACACCGCCCAGCCGTTTCTTCACCGCCAGATAGTGAGCTTTCAGTTCAGCCAAAGATTTGGGATTTTCCATGTCTGATCCTCCAGTGAGTAAACGATAAGGGTGATGGGCGGGCCGTCTTCAACCCACTCTGCGGCAATGGCTTTGCACATCGAATCATCTTCGACGATGTTCATTTTTGTCAGCAGGTCGCTCGATGCCTTCAGCAGGTTGTCCAGATCGCGGCGGCGTTTGTCGGGTCGAACGGCCTGCACCTGCAAAACATACGGGCCAAGGACGATCTTGCGGGTTTGCTGTTTAACCAGCCAGCCAGCCTCGTCCAGCCACTCTTTGTATTTGGGCGACTTGAACACCTTGCCTTGGCGGTTCCCCTGCCAGATGGCATTTGCGCTTGGTGGAAAAGGCAATTCAAGCCTGATCATCAGTTTTATCCAAATAGGCCAGCATCAACCTTTTGCCGGAGATGCCCGTCACATAATGTATGTTCCTGAGCAGACCTTTTCTTGGCAGATGCAAAGCCCGCTCAATTCTGGACAGGGTCGCCGCCGTTGAAGAGACCCTTCCAGCCAATTCAACCAACGATATCTTGTGTCTTACGCGCCACTGACGCAATGGATGTTGTGTTTGCATGTCTTGTAAATGAGGGTTAACCATCAAAATGTCAATTTGGGGTGTGGATGGTTGACATCATTTTCGTTTAGTGCAAAAAAGATTGGGCAAGGAGAACAACGCACATGACACCGATTTTAACACCTGAAGGCCAACAGGCCTGCGAACTCTTCCTCGAATTAATCTGCGGCGTGATTGTGTTCATCGTCACGATCAACATTATCGCGTGGATTCTTGAAAAGATCGCGGAGGAAAATCATGAGTAATCTTTATAATGCGCTGGTTGATGCCGCCAAAGGCATGCGCCAAACAAACCAACGATACATTCAAATGTTGAATGATTATCGAATGGGAAAGCGGGAAACCGCCAAATACAAGCGTTACATGAAACAAAACATCAAAGAAGCCCGTTTTTATCTTGCGATGGCAAAAGCAGAAAAGGAATATCTGAAAGATGTCAAAACCTTACGAAGTGGCAATTCTGGAACGGATCATCAACAACCTGTATGATTCATATCCAGAATTGAAATTGGATGATGATCTGCGCCTCGACATGCTTGAAGGGTCTACCACATTTGTGGAAACCATCGACCGCTTGTTGCGGAAGATCAAGGATGATCACCATCTGTCCAATGCGGCGTCTATTGCCATCATTGAAATCAAAGAACGCCGTGATCGTTTTGATCGGCGAGTTGAGTTCAATCGGGAAGTGATTCGCCAATTGATGGAAACGGCAGACATCCGCAAATTGGAGTTGGCTCTTGGCACAATCAGCCTGTCCAATAAGCCAAAGTCAGTGATCATCACCAATGAGGGAGCAATCCCTGACGATTATTTCCGTATTAAAAAAGAAGCCAATAAGACTGCCATCAAAGCCGCTCTTGAAGCGGGAGAAACCATCGAAGGTGCTACGTTGTCAAACGGCGGCACAACCATTCAAATCAGGTGAAAACAATGCCACATCCGCTCCCATCGCCACCCACTACCAAAATTGCAAAAGCCCTTCATGCTGTCATGGCAAAGGTGTCTTACGTCCAGAAGGACGGTAAAAATGCCTTTCACGGGTATCGATATGCGTCAGAGGCCGCACTGCTTGCCGCCTTGCGCCCAGCAATGATTGAAGAAGGGATTTTCTTGATCCCGTCCATCAGTTTTGTGAAACCTATTGATGATCACGGCAATACGCATGTTGAAATGGAATACACACTGGTCCACAAGGACGGGGATGTGTGGCCCTACACGATCCGTGCCGCTGGTGTCGGCAATGACCGCGCCAAGAACGGTGCTGTCGGCGATAAAGGTGTTTACAAGGCCATCACTGGCGCAAACAAATATCTTCTGTTCAAGATGTTCCAGATTGAAACTGGTGACGATCCTGAAAACGATACGCAGGAAGCACCACCGCCTGCATTCCCGACCAAGGCCGCACCACCCCCACCCCCACCCGTAGAGCCAGCCGCAGATGATCTGAAGACCTATCTCGCGGTCATCAAACTGGGCTTGGAAACTGCGACAGACGAAAAGGCCATTCGAACCTTCTGGACACAGGAGGCGGAAAACCGCCAGAAAGTAGGGATTGCCAACAATTCCGAGGCTTTCAAATTGTTGAAAAACGCACATGCACAACGCATTGCCGAACTGAAAAAGGATGCTGAATAATGGCTTACGAACAACGCGACAACAGCGGATCGTTCTTCATCAACGACCGCAAAGAAAAAGACAATCACCCAGATTTTAAAGGGTCGATCCAAGTTGATGGAACCGATTACTGGTTGAGCATTTGGGCGAAGAGCGGCGCAAAGGGTGAGTTCTGGTCTGTGTCGGTCACGCCGAAGGAGAAGGCCACGGGTAACAGTCAAGCGCGTCCTATTACCCAAGGCACATCATCCCTCAGCAAGAAGTCGCCGCCAAAGACCAATGCGGAGGCTCTTGACGACGATCTCCCTTTTAAATAACCTCTATGGGGTCAAACCCAACTCATAGAGGATATTATGGGAACCAAGATTTGTCGTTGCTGTGGTATCGAACAAGACCTTCACTCTGGATTTTACACTCACGCACGAATGGCTGATGGCTATTTGAATAAATGCAAAGAGTGCGTGAAAAACAGGGTGAAGGCCCATAGAAAAGAGAACGATCATGTTCGTGCTTATGACCGCTTTCGATATTACAACAACCCAAACCGCAAAGAAGCCAACAAACTTTACCCGAAAGACCCAGAGAAAATCAAAAAATCTCAAAAAAAATGGGTTCAAAATAATCCCGGCAAACGAGCGGCCCATACTGCTGTCAGGACCGCAATAAGAAATGGGAAATTGATCAAACAACCTTGTGTCGTTTGTGGTGAATTGAAAGTCCATGCTCATCACACTGATTATTCAAAAAAACTGGACGTTATCTGGCTTTGCAAGGATCACCACATGAAAGAGCATAGAAAATATGACCAATGAAACCGAAGAATGGGTGGTGTTGTTCTATCGTCGTGATCGGAACAACCTCACGCGGAAAACCAAAATCGGCAAAGCCTTCCTGCGGAACAATGATGTGATCAATGTCTGCTTGGAGGTTTTGCCTCTCGTCAACGAACATGGGGAATGCTGGATCACTCTGGCCCCATATAATCCAGATCATGTGGAAAATGACTAAGTTCATTACCGACCAGATGATGGAGGAGGCTCTCGACTTCCTTGCGATGTCATCAGAAAATCTTGCTCAGGCGCGGGCCAATCGTGTCCGCGCCGAGCATGCAAGAAAGAGGGTCAGGGCAAACCTGATCCTCAACTCAATGGAGAAATCAGTCGTTCTGCGCGAGGCAGATGCGGAGACGGATCAGCGATATGCCGAGGCTGTCGATGCTGAGTGCGAGATGATTCGCTTGGATGAATATTATCGGGCCGAACGTAATCGGTGCGATGCCATCATCGAGGCTTGGCGGTCTGAGCAGGCCAATGCCAGAGCAGGAAGCAAGTTTCAGTGAGCAAAGACGAAATCATCAGCCGTCTGGCTAAAGATATGGAGAGAAACCCACGCTTCAAAGGGCGCGTGTGGTCGAAAGACTATGTCCGCGTCTGGATGGCTGGTGAGATTGCTCTTGGTGAGTTCACTGGGATCGCGCCGTCTTTTGAGAGCAAAGTTCACGGAGATGGTGGCGAGGATTCGCACATATTCATTGATGGCAAACGATATACCATCAACGTCAAAACCAGCAAAAAACCATACAACCTTGTCGCTGAACCGAATCGAAACAAGGCCGATATTTATTGTCTGGCCCGATATTTCCCAGAGACAGACAGAGCCATGTTGCTGGGCTGGCAATGGTCGAAAATCATTCACCGTGGACAGTTACGGAAGCTAACGGACAATGGCGTATTCTTGCACGTTATGCCGATGTGCGAATTGAGAGACATGCAAATATTGAAAGATAAAATGAAATAAGAGTTGACATTTTATAGACTAGCATTAAAAAAGACAGCGGCACTAATGCCAAACGACATAAAGGAGACTAACAATATGCTGATTGAAACAGTCAAAATGGACACCGTTCCTGTTCCGTTGCCATCACGCTACCCACTTCAGAAAAAGCGCAGTCGGTATGACCAATTTTTCGCCACACTGAAGGTCGGGCAAAGTTTCACCTGCGCCTACAAGGCGTCATCATCCATCCGTGTTGGGTTTATCAATTGGCGCAAAAAATCCAAACGCAAAATCCAGATGGTCGGTCGGGTGATTGGGAACAAAGAGGCTTTCCGCTTCTGGGTTGTCGATGAAAAATATGTCGCATCCAACTGATGTAGGCACAACAAAACGTGGCTCTCTCTCTCAACGCCGCAAACTGGCAATTTGGGAGAGGGAACACGGCAAATGCATGATCTGCGATGTCAAATTGACAACTGGCAGGTTCATATTTGAACACGTTCGTGCGCTTGAACTCGGCGGGGCGGACACAGATGAAAACATTAGGTTGACATGTCTTGGTTGCGCCAAAGAAAAAACAAAAACCGACCACCAAACGGCGGCGAAGGCGAAGAGGTCCAAAGCGAACACGCTTGGATTAAAGTCGCCCTCGAAAACGCCTCTGCCGTTCGGGAAGAACAGCAAATTCAAAAAGAAGATGGACGGCAGTATCGTCCCCAGATGAAGGAAAATACAATGACAACCGCACAAGAGGTTCTGGCTCTTGCCAACCGCACTTATGCTAACCGCAGTCAGGAATACGGGGCAATCAGAACATCGTTTACCCGTATCGCCACCATTTCCAGCACGGTTTTGGATAAGACAATCACCCCGCACGATATTGCAATCGTGATGATTGCCTTGAAGCAGGCGCGGATCACCTCAAACCCACAGCACTTGGATTCGTATGTCGATCTTGCGGTATACTCTGCAATCGCCGCAGAGCTTGCTATGGCCCCGAAAATGCCGCAGGTGGGGGAAGCCTTCCTGACTGACGTCGAAGCCGCTCTGCAAGCCGCTGAATGATTTTAAACGATGGTCCAATAAGATGTCGGCGGGACAGTCACGGTAACACCTGAGTTGATCGTGATTGGACCCGCCGTCATTGCATTTTTAGTGGCAGGAATTGAATAGCTGTCCGTCACTGTCAAATCGTTTTCATAAAAGATTTTATTGGTTCCACCGCCAACAGGCTGTTGGCTTGTTCCTGCTCTGTCATCAGCAAAATAGCAATTGGTTCCGTCAGAGTAAACCAAAGACCGTTTTAGTTGGTCGATTGTTACCCCAACACTGCCCGTGACCACCGTTTTGATGGTGACAGTATATGCACCAGTTGTCTGGTTATCAAAAACCCACATACCGCCAACAGCAACGGTTGTGCTTCCATTGATAAATGGAATCGTGACCACAATGTTGTTTGACAATGCGCCCTGAATGAGAACCCGCTGGTTCTGCACATCGCTGATTGATAGAGCCACATCAAGGCCCGTCGATGACTTGCTGACCTGTGAACCCAAGGCCTTGTCAATGATGTCCCAGTCATTGTTTACGGGCGTGGACCAGTTGTTCACATAGGTGTTGTTGTCGGGCTTGATGATCTGCTTATTGGTTGTGAGCGTGTATGTATCGACCATTAGATGGAACCTCCGAGCGTCTTCTTGGCGGTGTGAAGTGCGCTGACAATAGCATCATCTGGCATCGACAGCATCTGTTCTGTTTTACCGCCAATGGCTTTGCGTGTCCGAACGGCGTCCTGAGCCAGAGAAATGGCATCACGCATCACACGACCGCCTGCCTTGCGTCCCTGCCGATCCTGCTGACCCAATGCGATGCTGGGGTGAGATGCAAAATATTTAGCAAGATCGTCTTCCATCTTGGTCAAGACAACACGGACGCGCTCATTTCCACGCGCCGCATCCACAAGTTGCTGTTGAATTTTGGGGTCATCAGACAGAGCCATATCAAGCAATGTGCTTGCGCGACGATCTGTTTGCCAATTCACAGCCCCTTTGGTCCCCCAACCCAATGCGGCAAGGGTTGATACGCCCAAAAGGGTCACGGGGTCTTTGGCATATTGCAACAATTGAGGGAAATGCTCGACAGCATAAGCACCAGCAGAACCAATAGCCGCACCTGTTCCTGTGCCAACAGCGAGTTGGCTTGCAAGAGATTTGTTTTCAGCCTTTGCGCCGATCTCTTTGGTCATCGCGGCAATGCGGTTCATACGCAAAGCCGTATCAATCCCATTGAAGGCATCTTCACCAAGGATGGTTTTATACCGATCCATCGTTACCTTGTCGTTTGCCGCAAACACCTTCGCCGCCTGAGCGGGGTTTTCTTTGATGTTGTTGGCAAGACCCTCAGCCATGTTGGCCTTTTCTTGCGGGCTAAATTTGGTTTTGAACGCATTGATCTGGCGGTTCACTTCAGACGGGTCATTCGTCCGACGAGCGACATTTGCCAGATCAAAGAAGTTGCTACCCGCATCAAACGCATTGTCGGCCTTGATATAACGCCCAGCGGTGTCCACAGCATTACGATATGGAGGAACAAGGGTCTTCAGGTCTTCCGTCAATTTCTTTGTCATTTCAGCCGTTGCATTGGCGGCTGATTTGTTTCCAGAAATGAATTGCTGATTGGTGGTATCGTTCAGCCCGCGCTTCACCCAGTCCCAAAACTGCAAGTTGGGCTGATCAGTGTTCGGCGGCAAAACCCACTGCCCATTGTCATTTTTGACAAATGGGTTCTGAAACGGTGGTGCGCCTTTGGTGTATGCTTCCTTGTTGGACTGGTTAACAGCCCAATCAATTGCGCTCTGACCTTCTTTGGTGTTGATCAAAGAATTGAGTTCACCATTCCAAATGTTTTGTGCGTTTGGATGAGAAAATGCTTCTTTGTAGGCTGGTCCATTGATCGTGCGGGCCTCTGCGGCGGCGGCTTCGCGGGATGCAAATGTGTCAATTGGTTTGCCAAAAACCCCATCAATTGATTGACCCAGTTTTTGGGTGCTTTCTGACAAACGACGAGCCAGATCGTCATTGATTTCGGCAACACGCTGATCTTCTGGATGACGAGCCGCCGCCTGATTCAACCGATCCTTTGCGCCATGAATATCCGCAATAGAAACATCTTCGCCACGGTTCTTCGCGGCGTTATATTCCTCAATTGTCATACCGCGTTTAGAAGGGGCCGCAGAAGCCGCCTGACTGGCTTTTTCGGTGAGAGCATTGACTTCCCCATACATGGGGTTCCAGAGGCTTTGCAACGCTTTGGCAGGGGCAGAAACAGCGGTTGTAACTGCTTTGACAGCCACGGGCGCGACAGTGCCGATAGCAGTTCCCGTTGCCACACGTTTTGCGGCTTCTTCTGGTGTTTCGCCCGGAACTGTCTCTGGCATCGCGCTCAGACCGCCAACAGCACCACTTTCAGCCATCTTGCCAAAAAATGGGGCATACTTTTGAACTAAAGGAGCCGCCATTTCCCCAAGCTGTGTCACGCCCTTCTCAATGCCCAATTCAGGCAAAGCTAAAGAAGATGCCGCACCAAATGTGCCACGAGCGAAATTGTATGACTTTGGATTGACCTTTTCGCGCTCCTGCTCTCTGGCTTGAGAATGAGCCATCCAATTGCGGTATCGCTCTTCAGCCGTATCACCTTCGCCAGCACCCAATGCGGTGGCGGCACGGGCCATCCCACGATGCATTGCGGGGCCAAGAATAGGCACATCCTGTGCGCGTGGAAGCAACAGGTTTGCACCCGATTCGCTTTGTGCTTCGGCGGCGGCGGCAGGGCGGTATTTCTCAACGCGCTGTTGATGTTCTTGATCTGCAAGCGATGTATTGGCAATACGAGCCAATTCCTCATTGCTCATTTGAGAGACATTTGGCGCGGGCGCAGGTGAAGAGCCAGCAATTTTTGCCAGTTCCTCATCACTCATTTTGCTGAAGTCCATTATGGTCTCCCCTGCTTGCGCCGTTCAAGTTCAGCCCTAGCCGCATCAATTTGTTCTTGAGTAATACCGCCAGCCCGATTAGCGGCTGGAGCCGTTTCGGAAGAGCGTTTGTTTCTCAAAACTTCAATGTCTCCCGGCGACATGCCAGCGAAATACTTGGTTCCGTTGACAATATCCTTTTCATAATTTTCATAAGGATGCTCATCGCGGAACTTCTGCACAAAAGCATCATGATCGCCTTTCTTGCCGCTTTTGATCCAAGCCTCATACAGTTCTTTTTCCTGCTCAGCCTTTGCCAACTGACCAGTCAACAGTGCATATTTCGCTCCTGCCGCCATATTTGGCTGAGAAACTGTCAACAATGCTTCCTTCAATGCAGTTGCGGGTGCTTTGTTCGCCTGATTTTCAGAAATGGCTTTGAAGGCAGATGTGACGGCTTCTTTCATTGCCAAATCATTTCCAGCCTGTTGGGCCTTCATATAATCATCGACAAAGTTCCGAACGCCGGGGATTTCCTTCATGATGCCAATCATGTCGGCCTTTGCTTCGGACAACCTGTTCAATTCAACCTTCTGGTAAACATTGATCAGGTTCTGCGTCAAAGCCCGTTGGCTGTCATACGACTTCAAATAATTGTTGGCCTCATCTGTGAACTTGCTCTTGGATTCTGCCTGTTTCTCGGAAAATTTTTCATCAGCCACACGAGCATTTTTAGCGGCGGCAAGTTCAGGGACTGGGCCGACCGAACCATCCATAAACCGAACATTCTTATCGCCAGCCATAATCTTCTCGGCTTCTTCCCGATAATATTTGGCAAGATTGCGGGCAGATGTTTCAGCCTTGTCATCCTTGATGCGCTGGGCATTTGCGGCAATTTGCTCCTGCTCCCGCGCTTTGTTCCGCAGGATATCGGGGTTGTAGTCAGGGTGGACGTTCTTGAACACATCCGCATTCACAGGCGGCTGTTCAGGCTTGCCCGCTTCTGGTTTTCCCGCTTCTGGCTTTGGTTCGCCAGCCTTTGGAGCCACAGTCGTAGTAGGAGCAGGTTCGCCCGTTGTGACCTTTGGCTGTTCCATCTTGATTGGTGGTGAAACCTGCGGCTGACCAGATGGCGCGGATGTGGATGCACCAGCTTCGGCAGGGGAAAGACCATACTGACGAATGATCGTCTGCAACTGACGCTGATACTCTGCCTCTGGAATTTCAGTCCCATTTACAGTGTCACGGTAAACGACACCTGTCGCTGTCGGGATTGGAATGAAGCGAGATTGCCAGAACTTGAGAGCCTCAAGGTTCTTTGTCTTTTCTTCCAAACCAACACGCTTTTCAGAAACAGCCGTTTCGCGCTCTTTGAAGCCAATGTCAGCCTGTTGTTTTTCCTGAGCCTGCTTATTGGCAAGCGCATTGTAGTATGTCTGGAGGCCACCAAGACCGCCTTCACCGATCTGTTGACCAGCGTGACGCGCCTTGCTTGCCATCATGCCAAGGCCAGCCGCCATCAGGCCGGATCGGGCTTCATCAGACAGTGGGGAACCGATAACACGTTCGATCAGTGAACGGGGTGCGCCTTCAGTGTCCATAAGACGTTCGCCCAGACCTTTCTGGGTCCATGCTTCGGGTGGGTTCGGGATCACAAAGCCGCCAGCAGGCTGGGCCTTGCGCGAAGGCATATCTGGGTCATTGGCAACAACGCCAGTTGGATTTTCGCCCATGCGTTTCATGAAATTGCTGACATATCCGCTTGTGGGAACGCCTGATACAAGGTCACGGGTTGTGTTGCCGCCCAGAGGGCGACCGGAAGCCCACACAGACACGGCGTCAGGGATGTTTCCGTATTTACGCAGATTGTCGCCAGCGATCTTGTTATAGACCGCATGTTGGGCTTCTGTGTCATTCAGATATTCTTCTGGGGTCATGCGGCGACCCAATGCTTTTTCAGTCCAATCAGGAATGTTTTTCCCCATAACCTGATAAAGACCATAAGCCTTGTCACCAGCATATGGGCCAGATGGTATTTCTTTCCCCGTAATGCGTGGGTTGTTACTGCTTTCCACTGCGGCAGTCGTTGCTCTCATGCGAGCCAACTGGGCCTCAAAGTCATCAACGGGTCCGCCATCTAAAAAGTGACCACGAGGCACAACACCGCCAGAGGCGTAACCACCAGCAAGACCACCATCTGCAAACCCACCGCCGCCAAACAAGCCAGACAGCCAATCACCAAACCCGCCAGAAGAAGCATAAGCAGAGGGATCAGCCGATGGAGCATAGAAATCTTTGGGAAGGGCAACATCAGATGCTTTCAATCCGCTAAAATCACCTTTTGCGCCCATCTGCCCAAACATTTTTGATGCGTCAGAGTCAAACAAACCCTTCACATTGGAGGTAAGTTGTTTTTTTGCGGCATCAGGCATTGCCTGCAAACCTTTGGCAATCTGCGCGGCATTGCTGTCCTGCTGTGGAGATGGAGGCGGCTTTGGAATTGTCGATTTGCCGACAGGGATATTGGAATTTGGCACATAACCAAGGCTTCCAGCCAAGCCGACATAAGGCATCATGCCAAACTGCGGCGCAGTAGGATTGCCACCTGCGGCAAAGCCCATAGGAATAACACCGCCAGCGGCAAAGTGGCCGCGTTCTGCGGCATCGTGTGTCGCGGCATCGTAATTGACCTGCTTATAGCCGCCAACATTCCGCACGGCTTCTGGATGCACCTTCTCAACATCATGGGCCATAAGACCCAATTCGGGAGCAGAGCCGTCCTTCATGCGATACTTGTAGATTGGCTGACCATCGAAGGTTTTACCCACGACTTCAGCGTCTTCTTTCATGCGCTCGTCAGACCATTTGAACATGGAGGCGGCGGTAAGAACGGGGCCAATGAAAGAGCCAGCACCGCTCTGGCCCGGCGCAGTTGTCGTGCTTGTGCCGCCAGACTGTGAGCCAATACCTTCCGCAATGTTCGCCAGCCAAGATGTGGTCTGGAATGGATAGGCCTGCTGTTGCAAGAACTGATTGTATTTGGCCTGATCCAAAGCCTGCTGTGTTGCCTGCTCCTGTGCGCCAGCCATCAACTGGGCTTGTGCGCCCTGCAATACAGAACCCTGTGCGCCTTCACCCAATTGAGCAAACTGCTGACCAGCCGCCAAACGCCGCTGTTGATCTGCCTGTTGCTGGGCGATGTTTTGATTATATTGACCAAGAGCCTGACCGTAGCCGCTCTGATATAGGTTGCCGATGGTCTGCCCCGTTGCGAGACCCTGCTGGCGGGCCATCTCCGCCTGCTGGATGCCGTAGCGGTCTCCGCCATAAGCACCCTTCTGGATCGCGGAACCGACAGCCTGTTGCTGTTGCTGGCGGTTCTGCTCGTTCAGGTTTGCCATAGTCGCGCCGACAACATTGTTCAAATATGGCGACATATACGGCTGGAGGCCAGCTTGGCTGAATTGTGGCGTAACACCCTGTGCGGCTTGCGATGTCAGCCCCATGCCATACTGATACGCAGGGAGAGCCATTCCCTGCGCTTGATTGACGTTCTGAATGCCTGCCTGCTGGGTAGTAGAAAGTGGCGCAACAAATTCCCCTTCGTATGGAGTGAAGGGTGTGTTTTTCTGGATGTCCTTGGCTTGACCAACAACATACTTGTATTCGTCTTCAACCCACTTAGGAATGGACTGGGTTGTAGTCGTTGTTCCGCCGCCTTTGCCACCACTCATATCAATATCCTAAGAATTAGTGCTGTGTGTCAGCGTCTTCTTGAAAGTGACCTGTTTCTCGACCATACAAGAAAAATGCCCCAGCAGGTGGGCCAAATTGCTTCTGGTATAAAGCCACTTTAGCACTTGTTCGATCATTTGACAAAACCCCAATTAACAAAGGAAGACCTGTTCCTTCGGCAACCTGTTTGGCAAATGCAATCAACTTTTGAACCCGTGAATCTTTTGCGTGGCGATAATCTGGATGCACAAAAATGCTCATCTCTTCCAAGAACCGTTCATCCGAATACCAATAGAACGATGTCTTGAGAAGGATCAGAGCCTCTAGTTTATCCTTGGGTCCAATGACCCCGACAATACCGTCCAATTTGTGCAGTGCGGGGCGCAGATAACTTAGAACCCGTTGCTCATTCAACTTGAACAGGCCGTTTTCGTTGTGGTTCACGCGAGCCAAGTGCATGATACCGTCTTCGTCTTCAGGGCCAGCAACACGCACAATCGCATCAGTGGTAATCAGTTGAGGCTTTTCGCGCCGCTTCCGTTGACCCTTTGAGAGGCGAATACGCTTTTTTTCCAGCACCAGTTCCATGAAAGACCCCTTAATCCTTTTTAGGTCCGGGCAACTTCTTCAATGTCTTGATGGTCTTGGCCCGAACATGCTTCACAAATCCATCAAGCACCTTATGACCTGTATCAAGACTTCCCTTGCCAACGCCAGCCACCACATGGGGAGGAATCACATATTCCCCACCTGCGGCAACGATTGGAACCGTCCCGCCATTGGCAAAACGACCGTCATCATGATGTTCAGCATTCATGTCATCGACAATCTTAAAGCCGTTCATGGTATTGCCTTCACCCAATGCGGACACAATGTCCGCAGGAATGACATAGCTACCCGATGGGACATGCATTGGAAGATGATCTGTGCGCCCCGCAACTGGGCTTGGGATCGGGCCTACATGCACCTTGCCAGTATCGCCGCCCTTGGCATAACCGCCAGAAGCATAAGGTGAGTTGCCAGCCGCCAGATCAGCCTCACGGGCCTTATACAGCGGAGCATTGCGGATGAAGTCCAATGGGCTTTCTTCACCACCAGTGCGCTGGATGCGGGAATTATCCCAAATGCTTGCTTCAGGACGCTGCGGAGGTATTGGGACAGGCCGAGCGGCAGGTCGTGCGCCACCGACACCTTGCGATTTTTGCGGATAAACAGCAATTGGATTAAGAACCAAATCGCTATCTTCGGGGGTTTGTGTTTGTTTCCAAGCCTGAAGGTTTGGATCACGTTCACGATCCAACTGAACACCAGTATATGCGTTGCGGTCGATATTGGGCAAAATGGATGGGTCAATTTCACCCCTATCCATTGTTTTGGGCATTGGCATTTGAGGATAGATCGGCATATTCATCATGCCTTCTTTGACGCGCCGTGCCTTCAAGGCTTCCTCTTCGCCCATATTCAACGGAGTGGGCGTCATAACCATGCCAGCCGCCGCCGCAGGAGACGCATAACGGCCCATAGGCAAAACGCGACGAGCAATTGCCATTCCGCGATCAATCAATGATGGTTCTTGTGCCACGGCGGCAGGAGCCTGAACTGCTGGCGGTGCAACTGATTGGGCCTGTGCGGCGGCAACCTGTGGTTTAACCCCCAGATCAACCATGCCCTGCACAAACTTGTCCATGTTGATGCGGCCTTCAATCAGGGCTTGATAGAGAGCATCCATGCTCAATGCGCCACCACCCATTTTCTTGGTGCGCTTGGCGATGTTCAAAGCGGCGGCAATGGATTGATCTTGCTTATGACCAGAATGCATCATTTCACTGATGTTCTTGCTGATCGTCTTTTGAGAAGAACCGGGTTTCAGTGGCATGATGACCTCAGACGTTTGGTGTGTATGATACGACAGCGGACATTCCAGTTTGACTTAAAACGACAAGTCCATTGGTATATCGCAGATAGACGGGTGTATACGAAAGAAAATTTGCGGCAGTTGCTGGCAATGATGCGTAAATCAAATTGGAAGAGGAAATATCTCCAACGGTTGCCGCGTCATATATAAGCACCTGATTTGTTCCAGATGTCGCTGGAATTGACACATTGAGCAAAACGCCCTTTCCGATGCTTACCTGAACAGTAGACGCGACAACGGTTGCGGACGTATTGGTTGGCAATGCCGCAGTAAACTTCGTGTTCAGCGTGTTGATCGCAACAACGCCGTTCTTTTGAACCGACAGGATATCGTCAAGACTGGCGATGGCAACCTCCTATTTGACAAATGTCATGTGATATGACATTATTGGAGAATGGAAAACGAATTTACAGCAAACCGCGCCCGCGACCTTTTGGATTATAACCCAATTACGGGGGATTTCACTTGGAAAATCAATCGCCGAGGCAGACGGCAAAAAGGAACGTCTGCTGGGTGTATTCACCCCAACGGATACGTTAGAATCAGTATTGATTACCGTCTGTATAATGCTCAAAGGCTTGCATGGCTTTTTATTTCTGGGAATTGGCCTGAAAAATTTATTGATCATATTGATGGAAACCCATCCAACAACCAAGCCAGCAACCTTCGGCAAGCCGATTCTATCCAAAATGGAGCCAACAGGAAAATATCTGCCTCCAACAAGTCCGGATACAAAGGGGTATCCTTTGTCAAATCTACCCAAAAATGGGGGGCTTGGATTAAAGTCGCAGGAAGAAGCAAAAATCTGGGGTCTAATTTTCCCACGCCTGAAGAAGCCCATGAGGCTTACAAAAAGGCTTCCAATCAACTGCATGGGTTGTTTGCGAATCATGGTTAGAACCGCCCATCTGGTTGGAACCGATAACGCATATTCCCCACACGCCAAAATGTGCCAACATCGTTTGATGAAATCTCAATCGACAGCAAGCGGTTGCGGATGCGGGTGGAAATGTATTGCGTGTTTTTGGTCATTTCATACGGGCCATACACGGTTGGCGTGTCGCCCGAATAATTCGTGCCATAAAATGTAAGCAGGACTGTGGCATTCTCAACCATGTTGTAATCGCCCCACTTCATGTCGGGCCAGATTTGGTCAACAAAAATCAGGTGATCGCCCTCGTCGCCTATTTGGAAATAACCCGTGCGGAATGACGATTGCATCGCCGTGGTTGATGTTCCGACAGCCGCGTCATTGCCGACTTCATGCTGGTAAATCCAATTTGGGCCAACACCTGCTCCGATGGGAGAACCCAACACAGACTGGTCAACCCAAGCCGTTCTACCTAGCAATCCGTAATCCCATTGTTGAATTTGCGCGTTATATTTCACATAGGCATTGTTATCGGTGCTGTCTGTTGTTGGGTAAAACCAAGTGATTTCCCCAAACTGGCTGTTTACCGCGCAACGAATCCGATCTGTGTATGGGCGACCGTTTGCGTCGATGTTCATGTTCATGTCTTGGAACACGTTATCCCATACGGGGCAGGCAATTGTCTGGACGCCATTGTTTGACAGCAGGTTGAATTGGCTGGGAGACATCCAATAAACCACGTTGTTCATCACACCGACCGACTTGGGCGAGATAGCACCGACACCCTCGCCGATCTTGTTAAAACCATAGACCAAAGTAGGGTCACCCGTGTATTGCATCACCCACACGGCTTGGTCTGTCCAGAACACCGCCTGCTGTGTCGCCTGCAAACCAGCGACGATCCTGCTTCCTTCGGGGATTGTATACGATCCCGCTTGATTGACCGATGACGCAATCCAGTTATTTGGGTCACCCACATCAGACCAGCGGATGGTCAATGGTTCAGCCGTTCCGGCGAACGACGATCCAAACGCAATTACCTGCCGTTGAGGCATAGCGATAAACATGCCCGCATTGGCCAAAGGAGAGCCGCTCAGTATCTGCGCGGTGCTTTGACCCCCATTGGGTTGCCAGATGTAGATTGGGCCATTGTAGGGGCTTGCAAGCAGGTATTGCCCAAAGTTGGCAAGATACCAATCAGACGTTGTAATGCCAGAACCGCCACGGGTATCAGGTGTTGTCGATCCCGTGCCATACCCGCCGCGACCATACCCGCCGCGACCATATCCCGAACCCACGCCAGATGCGCCAGTGGCAAGGAAATAATACAAGCGGACATTGCCATTGTTCAGGGTTTTCGTGTCGTTGCTGTTTGCGGCAAAAGAAGCGCGAATGGTGAAATTGTTGGCATCTGTGACGGAGTCCACCAGATAATCGCCAAGAATTGTTACGCCGCCAACAGTGGTCGCAACCAGAAATGTCACGATGTCCTGCACGGCATACCCGTGATTGATCATGTTCACATTGACTTTGGCGTCACCTGCAAGCGTGGTGAAAATTGGCAATGTCCCGCCATTCGTTGTGTCAACCGTAGCGACAAACGGAATACCGATCTGGTATGTGTTGATGTCGATGCGGGCGTAGACTGGATATGGACCAAACAGAACGCCGCCGCCCACAGACACCTGCGTTTGTATCCAAACAACATCGCCGACAAAGGCATCAGAATTTGGGTCAACTACCGTGACGATATAACCGCCAGAGGACACTGAAATTTGGTTGCCCGCCTGCGTCCCTTCGCCGATGATGTATTTCCCAGCCTCTGTGCCTTCACCAAGCAGAACCCCGCCCTCAACCGTAAAATTTGGTGCGACATTGTCTATCTTGTATTGGGGGGTGATTTTTTGAAGGTTGCCGTTGCTGATCGTATCAAGGCTATTCTCAGCCCCGACAGCAAGCCACTTGTTCTCATTCAAGTCCTGCCAAGCATGCAACTCACGCACAACCGAATCAATTGGGCTGTTGTAATAGCTGACCCATCCACCCAATTTTTGCGCCAAACCAAAACCATTTCGATCTGGCAAAAACCTGATCAAGTTGGATTTAGACATCGCAACCTCGTTTAAGGTCGGTGTCTTGACGGTATCAATGCCCGGAATGAGTTTCAGCGAACCGTGAGGCATTGGTTATTACCTCGTAGGTGATGCGACAGGGGCTGGAGACATGGAGGACCATGCCGCCGCTTGGAACTTCTTGCGTGATTCCTCGACCATCGCGCCAGCCTTCAGTGCCTGATACTGGCTCTCGTAGGACTGCGCCATCTGGGGATCGTCATTCATGCGACCAAAGTTGCGCTGGTATGCGGACACATAAATCATTGATGCCATGATCATCAGGTCAGGCAAATAGGTGCTGATGAATGTGTTCTGTTGCGTTCCATTGGTTCCATCCCCAAGCGGAGCCGAACGGATCGTGCCAGTCAAAACCACCTGATATGCGGCATCAGGCCAAGGCCCAAAAATGATCTTCTGTGACGTATTACCAGCCGTAGCAGTATCACCGCCAAAGACCGCAAAGAATGTTGGCACAGATGCGCCCGTGACATTCCCCCACATGTTTTGCAGGAAATCCTTGGTCACCGATGTCAGCGGCTGGCGCAACCCAGCACCATCAACAACCTGTAAGGTTTGCAAGGTAACAAACGAACTGGTTGGGATGGTCAGGGTGTTGCTATTGGCGGTAAGGCTGTAGGAAGTGTTCTCAACCTGCGTCGAAAGAAAATCCAACTCGCGCTGGATACGCAATTCGGCATAGTTGATCATCTGCGGCAGAATAATCAAATAGTTGGGATCATCTACAGGGACAACCGCCATCGTCGCAATCTGCTCTTTGTAAGCGGCATAGTCCATGTCTGAAATCCTCAGTCAACCATATTGAACGCCATCTGCTCGACTTCAGCCACACGGCGACCCCAGCCCTTGCCGAATGTATCCCATGTGGGCAGTGCTTGCAAGAAAGCGAGGCGGTTTTCGCAAATATCGGCGGCAAGGTTGCGTGGGTTACACTCTGCAACAGCCTTGAGTGTCGCGGGGCCAATAGACCCATCATCAGGAACACCAGCGGATTTCTGCAACATCTTCGCGGCGCGGCGTGTCCCGCTGTTTACCGCCAGATCAAAGACGGCATAATCCACACCATCAGGAAGATCGTCACAGCGGCAAGCGTCCCAATAATCACGTTTGTAAATCGGTGCAACCACATCTGGTGTCAAAGCCCTCATGGTCGCTTCATCAACAGGATGACCGACATATGCCTCATAAACCCGCTTGGTCACGCCCAAATTGGTCATGCCGCCGGGGTCTTTAACATTGTTAGAGTAACCACCCTCATGCTTCAGGAGCAATGCAAGGCATTGTTCAAAATTGTCTTTCATCACTTGTTTCCCAAGTCCTTGATCAACTGATCCTTGGCATGTGATCCGCTGGACGATCCAAACCAAAAAGACAAAACCAGCATCAATGCGCCATCCAATGTTCCCAATACGCGAGCAATCAATTCTCGCATGCTTGGATCAATCACGGTCGTGAACAGGTAATACTGGATGAAGACCCACGCCACGATGACAGAATAGGACAACACGGCAGGAGTTTGCACACCCGTCTGCACCATCATGTCACGGGCAGATTTACGGTCACCAGCGGCAATCTCTTCAAGGTTGATGTCCAACTGCTTCATCTGAACTTTGAAGTCCGCATCGACTTTCTTGACCGCCGCCAACTGCTCTGGTGTAGCATTCATCATGGCAGTCTGAACATCGTCCGCTGATGCTTCCGGCGAAAGACCCAATGCGCCAGCCAATGCCTTGACCGCCATCCCTGCGACTGGGCCACCAATAGCCGTTGCGATTGTCGGAGCAATTTGGCCCAAAAGGCCACCGATCTTTGACAGGTCCATCACTTGTCGGCCTTCCCATCAAGTTTGTCAAAAATCTTCTCCAACATGGATTTGATTTCTTTCACGCTGTCCGAAAATTCATCTTTGCGGACATAGTGGATTGGCAGGCTGATTTCCAGCGTGTGGATATCTTTGCGAAGTTCTGAGACCGCGTCCCACAGTTGACGGCAAAACCAACCAATCACGGCTAACATTGCACCACCCGCAAAATCAATCACATGTTGCCAATCCATATCAGTCCTCGTCAGGCTCTGGAGGCTTTGGGGCCAGTTGTGTTTCAGCATCAATCTTGATGCGGTGGATCAGGTCAGCCACATCCACATAAGGCCGCTGGCCCAGCGCGGCGAGGATCAGGTTTACTTGTTCAACGGACAGCGAAAGGTTGATCATGGCTTACTCGTATTGGATGTTGATTGTGCCAGCGGAAAAGGCATCTGTGCCGCTTATAGTTGTAACACGAATAGCCGTTAACACGGCCCCAAGAGCCACATATCCCGCCCCCCAAGTTGTAACAAAACCAGTTTGAAAAGTGATAACAGATTGAGTCCATGTATTTGCGCTGTTTAAACACAAAATCATTTGCCCGCTGATGGTATATCCAGCGCTATAAGTCGCCGCAAAGCCAGTGGTTGTTATAGTAGTGGCGGCACGGTTGTCAGCCCCACCAACATAGCCAGAAGTTGTATAAGTTGGCGTTGCGCCTGTTCCAAGTTGAACCAATGGAGTGTTAGCATTGGCAACACCCGCAAAAGTGACGGTGATGCGTTTTACCCAAGAGGGGATACCCGTGAAATTGATTGCCGTTCCACTGGTTGATGCCTGTGAAGTCCCCTGAACCAGCATCAGATTGCCAGCAGTGCCTGTGACAATGCCAGCGGTAGAAATACGCATCTGTTCTGACCCATTGGTGTAGAAGGTCATGGGCAGATAAGTGCCTGTGCCGGAAATAGTGGAAGAAAACCGAACATCAGTTGTTCCCTGTGCCGCCATTACGGCAATAGACGCATTGTTGGGATCGGTGCTTGGTCCGCTGTAAGCCTCAAAACCCGCACTTGATGCTGTGCCATTTGGTATTGCGCTGACGCGCGTGCCACCATTGACCGTGCTATTTTGAATTATCACACGGTTAGCATTTGTCGCATTGCCAAAATCGCCAGTGATGCGGGCGGCAGTGCCTGACAGGGCCAAGTTAGCACCGACAGTTGTATTGCCGCTGGTATCAAGCGTCAGATTGACTGTCGCCGATGTGGGGTTTTGGATCGTATCAACCTTCAAGCCCATAACGGCCTCCTATTGGTTCCATTTGACAGTGCCACTGCCTGACAGCAAGTATATCGTATATACGCCAGATGTGACAGATGAATATGTGCCTGTGATTGTGGGTTGGGTGAATGCTGTTGGATAGCGGATGATGACGCAACCATCACCACCATTTCCCCCAGCACCGCCATTTCCAGACCCGCCACCACCGCCACCACCAGTATATTGTATTCCATTTGACCCATTGACAGCAGTTGTTCCGGTGGCAGTCATAACGACAGCGGATAACGGCTGGGACACATCCATTGTGTATGTGCCTTGCATCCCTTGCGGATAAAAATTAATGGATGCCGAAGCTAACGTGCCTGTGAGCGCGTTGGTCAATTCAAGCGTTGTGCCGTTGATCGCATTGATGAACGTGTTGACTGGAACGCCAGAAATTGGCTGGACAAACATGCCAGCGGTCAATCCAGCGGTGCTTGCAACCGTAATATAATAAGTCCCGCTTGTTCCTGTAGCGGTTGTTGTCAACACCGCAGTATTGGTCGCCGTAAGCTGAGACACAACTTTCTGCGTTGTTCCCGTGCTTGTGTATGATGCTCCCGGCAAAAATGTTGGCGCGGCGGCATTTAACGCGCCAGATGTTGATGTTGAGCTTTTGTTTAAGCTGTATGTGCTAGTTCCAGCGGTTCCAGAACCCGTCAACAGGCCAGTAATAACGGTTCCAGAAGTAACGCCAGTCCCCGTAATCACAGACCCAATTAGCGGATGACCCACGGTCGCCGCCGTTACGGTCAAAACAGAACCAGAAATGGAGGCCGTTAGGGAGTTTGCCTGCAATGACGTTACGGTCATTGTGGTGGTTGTTTGATTGACGGTTCCTACGGCAAATGTAGAAGCCGCCGGAGACCCGCCTCTCCCTCCTCCACCGAGGCCACCGAAACCATATGACGACGAAGAGTTGCCTGTGCCGTAGCCGCCGCCTCCACCCCCGCCACCGAATGCTACAAAGTTTGGATAAATTGAAGTGACAAGACCAATGCCACCATTGGAATAATGCCCAGCCAACCCACGGAACCCGCGCCCACCAACTGCGCCAGCACCACCGCCTCCACCACCAGAAGCGGAGGTCGCAGAATAACTGCTATTGCCACCACTATTGCCCTGCCCAGCAGTTCCAAGACCGCCATTGCTAACGGCCTGAACGGCTGTGCTTGCAAGGGTAAATGATGTGCTTAAATTGTAAGTCCCCGTGGTTCCACTCCCTGTGCCAAAAGACACAATGTATGTGCCTTCAGGGATTGTATTGGGATTGTAAACTTGGGTTCCGCTGGAATCAAGATATTGACCAACCGCCAATGTCCCACTTGAAACAGCCGTAACAGTCATGACTGTTCCAGAAATAGAAGCCGTAAAACTTGCCGCTGTATAATCTGCTGAACCACCGCCAGAACCCGTTGTCACAGGAGAAGAGGTGGTTGTTATGGATGTTGATGCCACTGTTTGCGAAACAGAAACAGTATATGTGCCTGTGCCACCGTTACCAGTTCCCAATGCTGTGACTGTTGTTCCAACCGTTACACCCGTCCCCGTGATAACTTGTCCAACCTTGATCATTCCGTATTGGACAGCCGTAACGGTCATAGTTGTAGTGGTTATGCTTGCCGTAACTTGCGCCCGTTGGACAGATTGGCCTTGAGACCCCGTTGTATTGCCACCGACACCGCCGCCATAAACAGTGATGCCAGCATATGTTGTATCGCCGCCTGAAGTTCCAACAGCCGAAACTGCTGTTCCCCCAGTTCCACCAGAGCCAACAGAAAAACTATATGTTGATCCGTGATTGGTAGATTGATTGCCAAGGTAGCGAACACCACCAGCCCCGCCGCCACCAGCGCGGGTATAGCCCCCGCCACCGCCACCAGCAACGAGCAACACATCATAGGAATACGGATCAAGGCCATTGATAGCCCACCCATAAGCCCCTGCTGTTGCCGCTCCTGCTGTGACAATTGTTGGCATGTTATCCTCAGACGAACTTGCTGATGGTTCCGAGAACCGTGTAAGTCGGCGTGGAAGCTGTCTTGATGATGCTGAACGAATAGACATCCACCGCGCTGGCGTTGCCTGCTGTCGGTGTCGAAGTCTGCCATTTCACAGTCTGTGACACGCCATCAATTGACACGCCCGTGCAGTAATATGCCGTTGCGCCATTTGTATTCAAAAACACCGCAGTAAAGGCCTTGCCAGTTGCAAGTAGGGTGTTTAGCGTTGTTCCGCTGTTTCCACGGAAGTTGACGGTGAAGTTGCCGCTGGCATTGGTGGTATAATACAGCACGGACTGGGTGGCGACATCATAGTTGATCGTCCCCGTCGATGCCGTGGCAGACACAGTTGCGGTTTCCTGAATGTTTTGCAGGGATACCGAAGGTGTCGTAACGCCGTTGGTTCCGTCAACTGTGATTGTCATGGTTAACCTTTATGCGCTAGGTGCGGGTGGATTTGAATCGACAGGATGCCCATCAACCCACAGCCAGCCAATGCTGAAAAACTCATCGGTCGTAACCAATTCACAACCATCTGGCGGCGTGTATGGCGACACACCATCCCAGTCAATTGCGTTTACGATCACACCGTCTTTAACGAGAAGATAATACATGACCATCACCACATTGTAATCTTGACGCGCCCAGCACCGCCAGCCGCGCCGTTGACGTTAGCAGATGTTGAACCAGCACCGCCGCCAGCGGGTTGCGTTCCTGCGCCCGGCGATGCCGCAGATGCGCCGCCATTACCACCGAAAGTAGAAGTTCCAGCAACTTGCATAGGAGCAGTTGCCCCGCCACCCCCGCCGCCGCCACCGTAAGTTGATGACCCTGCAATTACGTAAGTTGCATTTGGTCCAGCGAAGCCGCCACCATTCCCGCCGTAAGTTAGTGTTGGCAATGGATATGAAAAAACTGATGTTAAATCTGTTGCTACTGTTACGCCATTATATTTATTAGAAAATGTAGTGCCGCCTCCGCCTTGCCCAGTCGATGACAAGCCTACATCTGTAGTTCCCGCCCCGCCATAATTTCCACCGCGTCCACCATATACTGTAACATATGGCGATGTTCCAAATGACGAAGTGCCACCAGTTCCGCCAAAGCCTGTTGCTGTTGCTCCAAGTCCAGCAGCACCTGCAGTAACAGTTTCTGTTGCACCAAGAGAAGAGATAGGAATAACAATATAATTATAAGCCCCACCACCTCCACCGCCAGTTTGACCAACAGAAGTAGAACGCCCACCACCGCCTCCCCCACCCCAAACTTCAATCAGTGCCATAGTGCAACCAGCAGGAACATCTGTTGCTTTAGTCCATGTGCTAGAGGAGTTGTAGGTCAACACAGTGGGGTTGGAACCCGCCGTGCTTGCAAGCGTGATTGTCCCTGCCCCATTGGTGACAGTGATACCCGTCCCAGCAGTGATCGTTGCGGCAGTATAGTCCGTGCCGTTCCCAATCGGTATCTGCCCATTGGTAGGCGCAGTGGTCGTGCTTTGTGCCACAAGTGCGCCATTGCTGGCTGGAAGGGTAAGCGTATTGCTTGCCGCAACTGCCGCCGCCTGAAGCTGGCTGTAACCAGACGTAGAACCGTTAAGTTTGATCGGCATCAGACAATGCTCCAAGTTGAACCAGATGGCACGGTGACCGTTGCACCACCGTTGACTGTGACAGGGCCGAACGTCCCAGCGTTCTGACCAGCAGGTATACTATAATTTGTGGTGACTGTCTGCCCATTCAGGTAGAAAATCTGATCAGTTCCACCGCCAGTTGCACCGCCACCAATGGAACCCCAAGCCGTGCCGTTATACCCTTCAAATGAAGTTGTTGTGGTATTGAACCGCAACATGCCTGACGCGCCAGTTGGTTGCTGGGCTGTCGTTCCATTTGGCAGAACAATCGCAGTTGTGGTTGGGAATGACACAAGCCCAGCCGACGAAATCAACATAGAGTCCGTGGCACTGGAATTGGTTGTAAAGTGCATGGCATTTGCGCCAATGGTCCCGACCACCAGATCAGTCGAACCCGTCAGGAAATACCCATAACCAGCGGCGTTGATTGAACCCGTGCCAGTGTAGCCAGACGAATTGATCCCGACCGTGGCATAGTTTGTCGCCGCAGACCCGTTGTTGTTGTAGGCAACAAATTCAGCCGATGCAGATGCCCCGCTTGAGGTGTTCTGGATCGTAATCTGATTGTAACCGTTTGTGCTGGAGGTAAAGTTTGCCAACACGCTGGTGTCAGAAAAACCGTTTGTCCCATAATTGAACGCACCAGTCGTTGACGATGCTGTTTTGGAAGCAGTGGCAGTGACGGTGCTGACCGATGGCGTGGACGAGTAAGCAGGCGCAACACCCACACCACCAGAAACCAATACCGAACCAGTCGCCACATCTGCAAGGCTTGCAAGCGTTGTTGCCCCAGAGGCATACAGCAAATCGCCAACTGCATATGATGACAGCCCTGTGCCGCCCCGTGCCACTGCCAACGTGCCGCTTGTCACTGCCGAGGCGTCAATGGCTATTGATGTGTTGGAAGCCGCTGTAAGCTGTCCCTGTGAGTTTACCGTATAAGTTGGGACAGATGATGCCGAGCCATATGACCCAGCGGTGACAGCGGTATTGGTGATGCTGAACACCGTCCCAACAAGAGATAGCCCAGTGCCTGCACTATATGTTACGCCTGATGCGCCAAACTGGATAAATGTAAGGGCAGTTGTGCCAACAACAATTGGGAGCGGTGTTTGCTGAACCCATGAAGTGTTTGCGTTGGTTGTCCCTGATGCAATGTAAAAGAAATCGCCTTGATCAATTTCGTTCGCACCCGTGCCGCTGGAGTCATAATCAGTTGCACGGATCATGGCAAATGGTGTGATAGCACTGCCGGGAGCCGTAATAACATAAGCACCATTGTATGGCGCGTTGCCTGATGTTTCGTTCTTTACAAGAATACGAACGCCGTTTGTAACATCAGTCGTTGTGAAAGTGTGACCATCAATGACCAAAACGCCATTGGCATTTGCCGTGATAGTTGCCCCAACACCACTTACGCCGTTATTGTAGGTAAATGACGGCAGTGTGGTCGTTGTCGCATACTGACAGGCGGGATGAAAATTGATGCCGTTTGCAACCGAATCAACATAGTTTTTGTTGACCAAATCAGTGCCGTTCGATGGGGTTGTGGAAATTGTCCCCGTGGTCAATGTAACGGCATTGATTGTCGTATTGGAGGCGGCAGTGATGCGGCCCTGTTGATCAACTGTAAACGTGCCAACAGCCGCCGATGTTCCATACGAACCAGCAGTAACCGCTGTGTCGGCAATTTTAACAGAGATTGACCCAGCAGTATTTGTCACGCCAATGCCAGTGCCAGCAGTCAGCGTATTCAGTGAATATCCTGTCCCATTTCCAATCAGCAACTGGCCATTTGTTGGCGCGGTCCCTGTGCCAGTGCCGCCACGCGCAACTGCAAGTGTTCCAGAGGTGACAGCCGAAGCATCAATCGCAATTGCAACATTGGTTGCATTGGTCAACTGACCTTGAGCATTGACTTGATATGTTGGGACTAAACTTGCTGACCCATATGTCCCAGCAGATACCGCTGTGTTGGCGATGCTGATTGTGCCAGAATTGGTAATCGGGCCACCAGTAAGGCCAGTTCCGGTGTTGATCTGCGTAACAGTTCCAGAACCTGCCGCTGTAAACCAACTTGGGTTTGCCCCGCTACCATTTGTCCGCAAAAGTTGCCCATTTGTGCCGGGCGGCAATGCGTTCCATTCAGTTCCACTGCGATACAAGATCGCACCTTGCGTATTGCTGATAGCCGTGTCGATGTATTGCGAGAGCGTAAAAGCTGATGGGTTGCCCGTGGAACCCGAAATGTTCCCAAGGATTGTGTTGCTGGCAATGTTCCCAATACCAAGCGCAGAAAGGGTTTGAGTGATAGTTAAATCTTGGGGGGTAAGCGCGGTTCCGCCTGCATTCCCTTTGAAGGTGTTTGCTGGCATTGGTGCAAGATAGGTGTTTGTCACACCATTTACCGCAAGGCCAATAGTGCCAGTTTCTGTAAAAGGACCGCCAGTGACCGGAGAGCTAGTGTTTACCTGCGTCACTGTTCCCTGATTGGGCGCGAGATTGGCAATGTCCTGCACGGTCGTCCGCACCGAAACATTGCTTTGAACAACTTGAACTTCTTCATTCCCAGTAAGGGCAATTGCCACAGGAAGATTGGTAATGGTTGTATTCGACATTAAGCACCTACCTGCGGAATTTGGACAAACCCATATGGCAGGCCCATTATAGCAGTGATCATTTGAGTTGACGACTGTTGCAACGTCCCAGCAGGGATAATTTGTGTTGGGCTGTATGTGAACGCCGTGGCTGTCGTGACAGTGATGCTGAACATGCCGCATGCTTTCGGGTCAGTAAGACCCTGCACCGAAATCTGATCATTTGTCGCCAAGCCGTGCGGCGTCGAACAAGTCACCGTGATGACATTGGTTCCGATTGAGGAGACCGACAAATAGGGAATGTTTTGTGCATAAACAATCCCTTCTTGAATAGGCATGACAGCATTGCCCGTGTATCCCGTGGGGACACCGACAGGTTGCATGACAACATTCTGCCCATCCTGCGTAATGATGTTTTGGCCCTGCTGGATCGGGATGCCTGTTGTAGGGTCAATGATTGGCGGTTCAGTTGTTGTCTCGTAGTCCGTGGAATCATAAGCATACGGCTCGACACGAGGATTGACGATTGGCACGGGATCGGCGGGAAGAATAATTGCGCGAAGTTGTTCCTGCGGCGTGTCGAGGCACGGTTTGCAGACCAGCATGCGCTTGTTGATCAGAGATGCACCAGCCCAGTCATACTGCCATTGCAGATCGACATGGTTGTAAAGCATCGCGCAACGGTCACAGATTGCGAACGCCTGCGGGTTTTTAGAACTGACCCTTGCTCTGCCGTGCGCTCTCATAATGCGTCCTTAATTGCGCCAATACCCACTCATTTGTGGTGAGATGAACATATCAACGTCTTCAACATCCTGCTGTGCCGCAATTGCGTAGGCTTCGTCAGCCTCTGGTTTCAACTGCGCTACCATCTGCGGGTTCCATACCCGTGCAAGACGATACGCCAAACCGTTTGCAAAAGCATCAAGCCAACGATACGGAATATCCGCAGTTTGACCGTCTGCGACATTCGCGTCTTCAATCTGTGTCACGCGGTAAAAGTTGATCGTGGCTGGGCCACTATCGGTATTTGGCACAGGCCATATTGTCATGGTTGGGCTGATCAGGCGGTCAAACCAGTAAATTGTCGGGAACCCCTGCTGTTGTTTGTTGGGGTATGAAGCATATTCCGTGCGGCTGACAGGCAAAATGATTCGGTCGATGTTTTGGCCCGTCTGTGTCGTTGTCACATACGCATCAAGCACCATCACAGTGCGCTTGGCATCATTGGCGTCAGTGCCAGCAGTGTATTCCGTTTGGCCTGTCACCAGTGGCAACGTGACCAGATCAACCTTCCAGAGGTTCACGCCCATGTTGGCCCAACGCGAGAGCATCAGGTTCATGGCAATGCGCGAACTGGACATATGCTCTTGCAGGATCGCCGTATTGCGAACACCCGCCAGATTAAACGCGTAAAGCGTCAACTCACCAAGGGATGGATTGAAGGCGTATGTTCCGCTGGAGGCCATGCTTCACCCTTTAGGCTGTGACGGCTTTGATAAGAACAAAACCAATAACAAGTGTTTCGCTCAATGACCCGGTTGTGACATTGTGGATTGTGATTGAAACAGATCCAGCCGTGCAAGCCGCATTGAGTGTGTATGCGCCAATTGTGCCGCCCGAAACATGGTTCAAAATCATTACATCACCAGCCGCCGATGCAGTGTTGGTCAGTGTGAAAGACACAGAGGTGTCTGCGGCAAGGGCGTCAGCGGCGGTAGTGATTGCCCCGCACACCTTGCTCAAAGACACGCCAGTGGCCTTGCTTGTGGCTTGTGTAACCGTCCCACCAGCACCAGTGGCATAACCAACGCCGCTTGTAGGGCTATTGGAGCGAATTGCTGTTGACCCAAGAACATTTTTGAGAACAAGCAATTGGCCTGTGCCGTCAGGAGAAATGGAAATATCGCCATTCACGCCGTCATTGATCGTGATGATGCCCTGATTCGCTGTCGCGTCATTCGTGCGCAGGATCAGGTTATTTGCACCCTTGGTGGTGATGGTGGCGTCTGCCGAACCAGTCCCGACCGTGGTGATCGATGATTTCAACCCAACATTGGTGGTTGAGTTGAGCAAAACCGATCCAGTGCCATTTGGTGTAACGGTCAAATCGGTATTGGTCGCGGGAGTGATAATCGTCGAAAGCGAGACGTTACCCGTCAGAACAGGCGTTGTCCAAGCAAAGGTGGCAATTTGGGTCGCAGTAAATTTGACCGTATTTCCAGCCTGAACGCCGGGAAATGGCTCCGTGCCTACAAGGGCGGTCCCTGCCGCAAGACCAGAGATTGTGACATTTGCCATGCCTGAAATCCTTACAGTGCGCCGTCTGTTTTCACCAGAATACCGCCAACATAAACATCAGCAACTGCACCTGCACCACCTGAGCCAACCAACTGATACTGAATGTCACACTTCTCTGGAAACTCCACAGGATACTGAAGCGGAACCTGAAGCTGTTGGTTGAACACAGACTGCACAGACGCATGGATCACGCCACCAGCGGCATTGTCCACATAGTATGTGCGAAGTTTAACGTATGCGCCGCTTGTCACTGAAGTGTTGCTGTCTGCTTGGAAATACGTCTGGTAAAACGTGTAACCAGCCGGAACAGTAAACAGGGACATCTGCGTGTCGCCGTTTCCAGCAGTGATTTTAGCATATGTTGTCCCGCCGTTAATGGCAGTTACGGCCCCGACAGCATTTCCAGAATATGTCATCATGTTGTTGATGCGGAGAAAAGACTTTGTGGTGTTGACATTGGTTGTGCCGTTCAATGCCACATTTTCAGAAATCTGATTATAGTTCGCATCAAGCCCATTAACCGTGATAACGACAGCGGTGTCAGACGCAGAAGAACTGGCAAGCGTCATTACGACCGCAGAAGATGGGTAAACATAATTGCCGCCAGCACCAGTCAACCCTTCCCAAAGCGGGCCATAAGCAGTGCTACCAAGAGAGGTTGTAAACCCAAACAAGTATAGCGGAGAATGAAAGGTAATTTGCCCTCTGGAAACCTGAAGTTCGAATGGTTCAAAGCGACCTGCTTGGGTGATTGATGGGTTAAGAGTAGCCATGTTATTTCCCTTTCCCTGCACGGGCAACGGCGGCGTTATCTACAAGGTTTGGGTAAGGCCGACCTGCGGCGCGAGCTTTGGCCTTGGCGGTCTGGACCTGCTGACGGTTCAGGTGCTTTGCCTTCGCGTCTTTGGGGGCGTCTTTTTCCCAGAAAGGTTTGTCACTCATGTCAGCAATCCCATTTACGCAATGATTTATTGATACGGCTGTCAGGATCAGCGGCTTTTGCCGAACCAGTCAACTTCCGCTTCACCCCCGTCATACGGGCGCAGAAACTGTCTTTCCGAGAGCCACCTTCAGGCTGTGGCCTTTTGATGTCATGGCCTTCCGCTTTTAAAGAGGCGCGGCCTCTGTCATTCAACCCACCAGAAGGGTTTTTGCCCTCTTTACGCGTCCATGC